ATCTTATAAATAGAGCAGCAGGAGTTGTTGTAACTTTACCAACAGCAGCAGCAGGTCTTTATTACAAATTTATTATAGGTACTACAATTACTTCAAATGCTTTTGCAATTAATGGTGCAACAGCAAATGATATATATGCAGCATCATCTAATATTCTTCTTTGGGATAAAGATGCACCAGCTACAGTCAGTGCTAAACAATTTTATGCTGATGGTTCTGATGACGATGTTATGTCAATGAATGGTGGCACTACAGGTGGCTTTATTGGAACTGAGTTACATCTTTATGGAATTGCAACTGGAGGTCAAGGCAGTGCAACTGCTGTATGGCATCTTAGTGGCGTATCATATGCTGATGGCACATTAGCAACACCATTCGCTTAAGGAGTAAATTATGGCTGATGCAGTAACTACACAAACCATCATGGATGGTGAAAGAAACTGTATTATGAAGTTTACCAATGTTAGCGATGGTACTGGCGAATCCGCAGTAGCTAAAGTAGATGTATCTGCTTTAGCTGCTAACTCAATAGGCGTAGCCTGTTCTGAAGTTAGAGTAATGCGTGTAAGTCATGCCGTTGTTGGTATGTCAGTTCAAATGTTTCTTAATGCTACAAGCAATGTTCTACTTATGGAATTAGCTGAAAGTAGTAATGGACATATGGATTTTCATGATTTTGGTGGATTACCAAATAATGCAGGGAGTGGTAAGAATGGAGATATTCTTTTTACCACTAAAGGTCATAGTTCAGGGGATACTTATTCTATTGTTTTAGAAATGGTAAAAGTATATTCTGATTAATTAGGAGAAATTATGTCTAATTATGTTATTTCTGAAACTGGTGAGTTTCCTCCACAATATAAGGTATTAAGTCTTAGTGATGATGGTATTTATCGACCTATCTTTGGTCCTGATCCTGACTTAGAAGATGCTCAACGCAAATGCGATGAGATGAACGGAGTCAGAGCAAGGGATGATAAAGGTCATTATATAGCTGATGATCTAAGCACACCTGATGTGAATGAGGCTTATGTTGGTGGTAAAAAACCTAAAAAGAAAAAAACCACTAAAAAGAAAATAGTTAAGAAAAAGAAAACAGTTAAGAAAAAATAATGCTTGATATTACTCTATTGATGAAAGAACTTCGTCAATGGAGTGATACTGTTTTAGAACAACCGCAGGAAAAATTTAACAATCTTCCTGCTTGTCCACACGCAAAAAAAACCTGGGATAATAACAAAGTAAATGTTGTTATAGGTAAATGTGATATGTGGTCAGACTTAATGGATTGCATTATAAATTTTGATGATACTTATGATGTAATTATTTATTGTGGTGATGATTATGAAAATATTACCTCAGATGAGGTAGATACAAGAATTAATTTATTAAATCAAAAAGCAAATAAATTAAATTTATATGTAATGGGATCACATCCTGATACTGAAATAGAATTTGCAACTCAACAAGAAGAATTTCAAGGTTTATTTGAAGATGATTATTATCAAATATTTATTCAAAGACTAGATATATTAATAAAAGCATCTGATAATATTTTTAAAAAGGGTTATTATAAAAATTATAATAATGAACAATTTAAATCTCAAATATTAAGCAGGAGAAGATTATGCGAGAAATGAAAAAAATGGGCGGTAAAAAAACCAAAATCATGAAAGGTGGTATGAAAGGTGGAAAGAAAACCAAAATTATGAAAGGCGGTAAAAAAACCAAAGTTAATAAAATGGGCATGGGTAAAAAAACTGAAATGCATGGAATGAAGGGCGGTACAAAAGTAGAAAACTTCAAAGACATGATGTATAAAAAGTTTGGTGGTAAAACATAAACCAGTAAACTTTTTTTAGTTATATAAATATTTTTTTATGCCAATAAGAAAAAAGGCTAAAATGCCTGCTAGGAATAAGAAAAACTTTAGACCTACTAAGTCTGGTGCTGGTATGACTAAAGCTGGTGTAAAAGCCTATAGAAGATTAAATCCTGGTTCTAAATTAAAAACTGCTGTTACTGGTAAAGTAAAAAAAGGTAGTAAAGCTGCTAAACGTAGAAAGTCTTATTGTGCAAGATCACTTGGTCAATTAAAAAGAAGTTCAGCTAAAACAAGAAACGATCCTAATTCTAGAATTAGACAGGCTCGTAGAAGATGGAAGTGTTAAATGGTAATGACTAGAGCTAACTTTGCTGTGATGACAAAGAAAGCACCAGCAAGTAAAAAAAAATATACTTTTAAAAAAAAAAAAGTAAATAAAAAAAGGAAAAAATAAATGGCAACAAGCAGTACAACAGCATTTAATTTAGACTTATCAGATATTATGGAAGAAGCCTATGATCTTTGTGGTCTTACTATGCGTTCAGGCTATGATTATAGAACTGCTAAACGTGCTTTAAATTTAATTTTTTTAGAATGGCAAAATAAAGGTTTAAATCTTTGGAAAATAGAACAAGCATCACAAACACTTACAGCAGGCACTTCAAGTTATGCAGCAGAAACAAGTGCATTAGAAATAGTAGATGCTTTTATTCGCACAGATTCTGGAGACACAACTAAACAATTTGATCAAACATTAAACAGAATATCTAGAACACAATATAATCATCAAGCTAAAAAATTAACACAATCAAAACCAACACAATTTCATGTAGATAAAGGAACTTCAGGTATTAATATTGTTTTATGGTCAACTCCAGATAGTGCACAAACTTATACATTAGTTTATGACTATATTAAAAGAATAGAAGATGCAGGAGACCCTGCAACTAATAACGCTGATGTTCCAGCTAGATATCTACCATGTTTAACTTATGCTTTAGCACATAATATAGCGTGTAAATCTCCAGAAGCTTTACAAAGAATCCCTATGATAAAAATGCGTTATGATGAACTTTGGAATGAAGTAAGTGATGCAGATAGAGAAAGAGCATCAGTTAAATTTGTTCCAGATAGTAGTGTGTATAATAGTCACTAATGTACGCACAAGGTAAAAAAGCATTAGGTATATGCGATAGATGTGGTTTTACATATAAACTTTCTGAACTTAAATACGAAATAGAAGATAGTATTAGGAATGGATTAAGAGTTTGTGATAATTGTTTTGACCCAGATCAACCACAATTTAAAGTTGGTGAATTACAAACCAGTGATCCTCAATCTTTATTTAATCCTAGAACAGATACAGGTAAAGTAGATTCAACAACTTATTATGGTTTTAATCCAGTAGCAAGCACAGGTATTGTAATGGAAGGAAAGATTGGTAAAGTAACTATAACAACAGGCTAAAATGACATATGCAGAATTAAAAAGTTTAGTACAAAATTATTTACAAAATACAGAAACTACTTTTGTTTCTGATTTGCCTAAACTAATAGAACAAGCAGAAGAAAGAATATTAAAAACTGTTAATCTTCCTGTATTTAGAAAAAATGTTAGTGGTACATTATCATTAGGCAACCAATATCTTTCTACTCCTACAGATTTTTTAGATAATTTTTCTTTATCATTTACAAATTCTAGTGAACAAACATTTTTATTATATAAAGATGTAAATTTTATAAGAGAAGCATATGCAAATGCATCTACTACAGGGTTGCCTAAACACTATGCTTTATTTGATGATACTACATTTATAATTGGTCCAACACCTAATGATAATTTTGTTGTTGAATTACATTATTTTTATAGACCTGCATCAATAACAGCAGGAGAAGATAGTGGTACAACATGGTTATCAACAAATGCTATAAACGCTTTATTATATGGAACATTGTTAGAGTCTTATGTATATATGAAAGGTGAACCAGATTTAATGATGCAGTATGAAAAAAGATTCTTAGAAGCATTAGCTAGATTAAAAAATCTAGGAGAAGGAGATAATACTGTTGACACATATAGAGATGATATTGTTAGAGTTCAAAGGACATAATGTTTACTGTAGATGTAGAATCAACAATAGGTGATGTAGTAGTAGAGACTACACAAAATAAAGGTTTAAGTCCTGAATATTGGACTGAAAGAGTAGTAAATAAAATTGTTAGTATAAGTGATCATGCTGATCCTATGGTTAAAGCACAAGCACAAGCATTTAAAGAATCTATACAAGCAGTTATTTTACTTTACATAAAACAAGCTATAGCAAGTGATAGAGCTACTATAGCAGGTTTATTAGAAAAACAAGGTCATAAAGATATGGCTGATATTATTAGGAGACTTTAATGGCAATTTCACAAGCTATGTGTACATCATTTAAAAAAGAACTTTTAGAAGGAGTACATAATTTTAAAAACTCAGGTGGTAATACATTTAATTTAGCACTCTATACTAGTAGTGCTTCTTTAGGTGCATCTACAACTGCATATACAACTTCAAATGAAGCATCAGGTACTAACTATACTGCTAAAGGTGCATCACTAACTAGAGTTGATCCTACTACATCAAGCACAACTGCTTTTACTGATTTTGCAGATTTAACATTTTCTAATGCAACAGTAACTGCAAATGGATGTATGATATTTAATGATTCAGCTTCAGGTGATCCAGCAGTATGTATTTTAGCATTTGGTGGTGATAAAACATCAACCGCAGGTGATTTTACAATTCAATTTCCAACAGCAGACGCATCTAACGCAATTATAAGAATAGCTTAATATGGCTAATATTACAGGTTGGGGTAGAGGCACTTGGGGTCAAGCTGGGTGGGGAAGCTCTATACCTGTAGAAGTTACTGGAGTAGCTGGTACAAGTGCACTTGGTTCTGAAACTGTAGTTGCAGAAGCTAATGTAACTTTAACTGGTAATGCAGGTACATCTGCATTAGGTAGCGAATCATTAGTAACAAATAATAATTTATCAGTTACAGGTCAAGCTGGAACTAGTGCAGTAGGCTCAGTAGCTGTAAACGCAGCAGCAGTAACAGGCGTATCAGCAGTAGCATCAACATTAAATTTAGGTGATGAAAATTTAATTACTAATAATAATCTTAGTGTTACAGGTTTTGCAGGTACATCAGGATTAGGATCAGTTACAGTGCAAGCAAATGCAGATATAGATGTAACTGGAAATGAAGGAACAACAGGTTTAACTGGAGTAAATGTGTGGGGATTAATTGACGATTCTCAAACTCCTAATTACTCTACAATTAATACAACACAAAATCCAAATTGGAAGGAAGTAGCATAATATGGCAACTTATGTAAATAATCTAAGATTAAAAGAAATATCAACTGGTGATGAATCAGGTACTTGGGGTACATCCACAAATACTAATTTAGAACTTATTGGAGAAGCTTTAGGTATTGGTACAGAAGCTATCACAACCAATGCTGATACTCATACTACTACTGTAGCAGATGGAAGTGCTGATGCAGGTAGAGCAATGTACCTTAAATATACAGGAGCTTTAGACTCTGATTGCACCATAACAATTGGTCCAAATACCATGAAAAGAGTGCAAATTATTGAAAATGCTACCACTGACTCAGGTAGTAGCGGACCTTATAATATTATTATATCTCAAGGTTCAGGTTCAAATGTAACTATTGCTAATGGAAAAGTAGCGGTAGTTCAGTTAGATGGAGCAGGTTCAGGTGCAGCAGTATTAGATGTATTTACTGATTTACAAGTAACAGATACTTTATCTATTAACGGCACAACTTTAACTATAGGTGATGCTACTGCTGAAGATACTAAATTAGTTTTTGATGGCAATGCACAAGATTATTACATAGGACTAGATGATAGTGCTGATGATTTGGTAATTGGTCTTGGTTCAGCCGTAGGCACAACACCTGCTATAGAAATTGATGAAAATCAAGATATAAAATTTGCTCAATCTATTGGTGTAGGACAAGCAGCATCTTCAACAGCAGGCGATATTGTTGCTCAAACTATGGCACTAAAAGGAACAACTCCTACTCTAACAATAGGAGATGCAGGAGCAGAAGATACTAAGATTGTATTTGATGGCAACGCTAAAGATTTTTATGTTGGTTTAGATGATAGTGCTGATAAGTTATTAATTGGTGAAGGTTCAACAGTAGGAACAAATCCTATTTTAGCTATAACAGATGATTCAGTAGTTCTTGGTGATGGTGCAGCAGCAGATTTATCTTTATTACTTGATGGTAATGCAGTTGATTTTCATATTGGTTTAGATGATTCAGCAGATGATTTAGTTATAGGTACAGGCAGCACTTTAGGATCAAATACAGCAGTATCTATAGATGCAAGTAGTAATACAACTTTTGCAGATGGATCAATAGATGTAGATATTGCATCACATGATGGAAGCAATGGTTTGAAATTAGGTGGAACATTAGTAACATCTAGTGCAGCAGAACTTAATTATGTTGATGGAGTCACATCTGCAATTCAAACCCAGCTTGATACAAAAGCGACAACAGGTAAAGCTATTGCTATGGCTTTAGTCTTTGGTTAAACTTAGGAGAATATTATGGCAAATCCAAATCTAGTAGCAGTAACTTCGATACTTGGAAAAAGTATTCAAGGAGCATTAACTACTACAGTAACAACCGATTTATTAACTTGTGCAAGTGACAAATTATTAAAAGTAAACAGCATTATTATTGCGAATATTGATGGCACAAACTCTGCTACTGTAACAATGGGCATTATTAAAAGTGGTGGCTCAGTAGTTTTATTTGCATCAACGATTGCTGTTCCAGCAGATGCAACTCTTGT